CTAAGCGTAGAGACTTCGATTACGAACCTCGTGTCAAAGAAGTTCGTAAAGGTGTTGATAAATCTAATAAACACCGCAAAAACCTGTATAAATACTCTGGTAGTCAAGAAGAAGATTTCGATGACTACGATGATTATGATACAAATCGCAAATACTAACATACAACGCAAATATAAGGAACATACATATGTCTTTTAATTCTCTATCGGAACTCCGTAAGAACCGTGGCAACTTCGACTCGCTCATGAAGGAAGTCGAAAAGATTGCAAATCCCACAAACGAAAAGCGCGGCGATGATGATCGCTTCTGGAAGCCTAGTGTAGACAAGGCTGGCAATGGTCAGGCTGTTCTCCGCTTTCTACCTGCACCCGCGGGTGAAGAACTTCCTTGGGTGCGCGTCTTTGACCATGGTTTCCAGGGTCCAACGGGTAAGTGGTATATCGAAAACTCGCTAACCACTATCAACAAGCCTGACCCCGTGGGTGAATTGAATTCCGAACTTTGGAATTCGGGCATCGAAGCCAACAAGGAAATCGCTCGTAAGCAGAAGCGCCGTCTCTCTTACATCTCAAACGTTCTTGTCGTTCGTGACCCAGCAAATCCTGAAAACGAAGGTAAGGTCTTTCTCTACAAGTATGGTAAGAAGATTTTCGACAAAATCAAGGATGTGATGCAGCCTACATTCGAAGACGAAAAGCCCGTCAATCCGTTTGACCTTTGGGAGGGTGCTAACTTCAAGCTCCGCATTCGTCAGGTTGAAGGTTATCGTAACTACGATAAGTCGGAATTTGATGGCCCTGCTGCTCTTGATGAAGATGATGCGAAACTTGAATCTGTCTGGAAGCAGACACATTCTCTTGCCGCATTCCTTGACCCGTCAAACTTCAAGTCTTATGATGAACTCAAGACTAAGCTGAATGCTGTTCTTGGAAGCGGTGTCCGTGTTCCTAGTGCAGACAAGGTTTCACCTCTTGATGCTGAGGACGAACTCTTCGTTGAAACCAAGATGAAGTCGGCTGCTAAGGCTACCGAAGATACTCCACCTTGGAATGAAGATGAAACAGACGATAACATGAGTTACTTCGCAAGTCTTGCGGATGACTAAAAGAAAAAGGGGCGCTTAGAGCGCCCCTTTTTTATGCTGCTGCGGTTCTTCTTCTCTGCCACGTTAGCCATGAGTTATCATCCGGTCTAGAATGTGGAGATGTATGTGGTATAGTAGGACCACTTTGCTGCGGCGGTGCCTGAATTACTGTCGGTGGCGGCACATTGATTACAGGCTTCTCTGCTGCACCCTTAGCAGTTGCAACTGCCGCAGTTGAACGTGAAATAATTGCAGAATCCTGATTTTGGCCACCTTGAACACTTGCTCGTGGTCTTTGTTGTAATGCCGCGGCTGGGGCTTGTCTAGCACCATTTGCTGTAGCTACTACCGGCTTAGGTTTATCACCCGGCTTGACTGGTTCTGCGGTTCCCATAACTTTATCATACACCCAGTCACCGGCGCCACTACCAGCAAAGTAGCCACCAACACCGCCAAGAAAACCGCCAATCGCTGCACCCGGTACTGCGCCGACACCAAAGAATGCTGAGCCTATTGCGCCGCCTAGGGCAGCACCACCCTTTGCGCCTAATGCTGCCCCTGCAAGTCCGCTACCTACACCCGCGCCGACTTTACCCCATGTCTGGCCTTCTTTCTTTCTATTATAAACATCGACGCCAACTCCCAATGCACCTAAGGCTCGACCACCCCATTTTACTGCACCACTATTTGCCACCTTACTTGCAACAGAACTAATTCTTCTTGCGGCTGGAGATTCAGTTGCGCCGACTACGGCTCTACCAACTCTTGTATTTGCACTCCAATTTCCAACTCGTTCTGCGCCTTTAGATACTTTACCCCATGCACTAGAACCGAGACCTTTAGCACTTTCCCATGCGCCACTTATTTTGTTGCCTGCGCTTTTGCCAAGAGATTTAGTGCCTTCCCATGCTTTACTCATTCCAGACTTGGTTGATTCCCATGCTCTTGAATACCACGGTTTTGATGCTGTAGCTTCTACTGCACCTTTTACTGGAACTAGATTTCTTCCAGTGGGTGCAGTTCTAGATGTTTCCTGTAAACTACGACTTAATGAACCTTCTTGCATTTCGGCTGCTTTTCTTGCGCGCCAGTTATTTCTACCCTCTTCGGTGGTAATATTTTCGTTTGCTCTACGATTAAGATCTCTTCCACCAACAACAGCTTTAGGTTCGACTTTAGCTGTAGACGCCGCTTCTGCAATGTTACGATTTCTAATTGCTTCTCGTAGTTCATTACCCTTCAAGCCAGGTTTGATGCCTCTATATGCATCTGCTTCTGCTACAGACCTTCCCTGTAATTTTGGCGATAATTCTACATCGCCAGCTCGGCGAACTAAAACTTTTTCTTGCTGTGCAGTTTTTAGACCTAATTCTTCTAATGTTGCGCCGCTTGCTTGCTGTGTCAATTGTGGAACAGCGGTTTGTCTTGCAACTGCGGTTCTAGCATCTGTTAAAGCTGGAACTCGTGTTGCAGCCGTTTCAGATGCTCTAGTTAACGCAGGAACCGCCGTCGGTACTCTAGTAGCAATATTATTCGGCGTTCGTGTGGGTCCTCTGGTTGGAACTGGGGCAGGCAGAGGTAAGTCCATTCCGCTGCCATTGCATTGACATTCGCACACACACTTCTTTATTTCTTCTAATAATCTTAAAAGTTCAGGCCAATAGTCCTTTACACCCAAAGCACTAGAACTACGAGAGAATGCAGGATCAGTATCTCTAATACCGGCACGAAGTTCTTCGGCATCACTCTTAGTTTTGGTATCGGGAGCAATATTAGCAGAAGCTAATTGTGTAGTTTCTTCGCCGCCGCCTTGCGTGACCTTGTCTGTTGTCTGTCCAGAGTTGTCAAGTGTTGATGTTAGATTTTGTTTGGACTCTTCTAAAAATGCGAGTTTTTTATTTTCAGTTTCGGTCTGTTCTCTAACTTCTCGGCGTCTCTCTTCGTTAGACTTACTAACTCCAGCAAACGCACCACCCATAAAGGTCGAAGAAAACCCGCTTGCAAATCCGCTACCGGCATTCTTGAGAATACTTTTACCTTGCACCCAACCAGTTGCTTTTGTGCCGTCAGGATTCTGTGCTTGTTTGCCAAAAATTCTTTCTTTAACTCTTTGGCCAGTAGTAGGATCGCCATCGATCCCCATTGCTTTATATTTTTCTTGTAGAGCGATTTCTTTTAGTTTTTCGCCCACTTCCTTAAGTGCATCATTTTTTTGCACTTCACCTCGAAGAATCATTTTCTCCGAGTGTTTCATTACTTCATCTAATTTTTTAGCAAACTCTTCTACTGTTTTTCCCTGTAGGTTTGACAGTGCTTTTACCGTGTCAGTAAGAAGATCCTTATCTTCTTTGACTAGAGTTTCAAGAAGAACCGCATTATTTTCTTTTAGAGACTTTGAAAATGCATTTACGACCTTTAAGACGGACTCATCGCGCACAGAACTCATTGCGTCCGACGACACCGATGCAGCAATTCTATCTAGAATTTCATCTCTTTTATTCTGTCTAGATGCATCTTCTGCACCTGGATTGCTGTCATTTATTACAGGTAGCATTTATTGTCCAGTGTTTAAATCGTTTTCTTGTTTTTTCAAGTGGGTCACTAACATACCTATATAAACTTCCCTTTCCCACGGCATCATATTTTCCAATTCGCTCAAACTATATTTATGCTCTTGCATTAGAATAAAGTTTGTTTGATAGAAGTTCATCAAATTATCATGGGAAAGGGCTATCCGAAAAAACTTTCTAGCCCGTCCATGAATACAATGTTTTCTTTACTACAATTAGAACAAGTGTAATCTACAGTATGCTCTAGCTTAGGCATAGTTTCAAAGAACTTTGCAATTCTTTCGAATTGCTCACTTGTCAGACTATCAATAAACTTTTCAATTTCTTCTTTCGATTCATCTGCGGTGCTGTATACTTGTTGTTCATCAAAAATCTGGTCAACACAATTCACTACAAGATCGAATACCTTTAGTTCATCGCTTACCGTATCTTCTGGTGTAGGATATTTCATAACTACACCCACTGTGTCGGTCAGCATAATCTTATTTGTATGCTCTTCGTTTGTCTGCAATTGAATTGCATCTAGATTTAAAGTAAAAGGTGTTCTATGACCGCATTCACCGCAAATTAAATTGAAATCCGAAGTTCCGCCGATTGATTGTGATCTAATTCGTAAGAAAAGATTCTGTAAATCAAAAATCGGAAGGGTGTGTCCATTAACAGCACCGTTGCTACATGCAGTAACAATATCCTGCATAGCATTTAGAATTTCTTTTTTATCATTTTGTTCTTGTGCCATCACAAGAATTTTTTCTTCTTTCACTAGGAAAGGTCTGCACCGTATTTTCTGTTTAGTCGAAAGAACTTCAACTTCAAATGTTGGTGTAGTAATTACAGGAATCATAATAATCTCCAATTAATGTTTATATAGTGATATCATCGTCAAAATTTATATCCATGTCCATATTTGGGTCATTGGAATCTAGTTCGAAATCTACTGGTTCTTCTCTATCAAGGTCAGAGACTCCTCCGACACCCGAACCATCTGGTTGATAGCCACCAATTACTTGCCACTTCTTGTAAGTAAAAGTTACTGGCATTCTCAGTACCTGTGCATTAGTCGCAGATGCCTGAATGGGTGCTATCGATCTAGGAAACAAATCAATCAATCTCCAACTTGCGATAATATTATCTTGCTCATTGAGAGATACAATGTCCATTTGTCCATAATACTCTTCTGGATATCGAATTTCTCTTGTATTCGGATCTATCGCTTTTCTCATCCAATCACCAAAGAAGTCTTTTGCCACCCAAGCATTATCACATAAAAATGTTACTGTTATGGAATCTCCGCCAAAATCAATAGCAGTTGCTCTTGGTTCCAAAATGTTATTTAGTTTCAACATTCTTGTTCCCAGGAGAAGACCTGGAAAGATAACATCTTCTGCTAACATCGAAACTACGCGAGTGGATTCACCTTGTGATGTTTGATGACCAACTAAACATTCAGGCTCACTAATGTATACCTCAAATCTATTTGATCTAGCAAGATTTTGATTTCTAATTAGTGTTATGAAATCTCTTAGACTATGTGCGGCTTCTGCCATTAGATTTTACCTCTAGTGTCTCTGAAAACGGATTCTTTAGTTGCACCAACAAATGCTTCTACTGGTAAGAATACTGCCGCTTTCCAATCCGAAGGATTTATTCTCATAAATTGCGATTTAACATGACCTGTGAGATAATGCTTAATGCAAGGCTTTATTTCTGGCGCATTTTGTAAACTAGTTAATAGTTGATATGACAGGCGCATTTTGCTAGTATTTGAAAGAGTTTTAGAGTCCGCATATTCTAAAAGTTCTCCTAACACTTTAGCTCTAAGCATGTAAGGAAGATAATGCAGATTGATGCCATAGAATCCACCCTTAGCTGGTCCAAAAGGAAGCACTAAAGGAAATGTATCATAAAACGGAAGTTGGTCTTTCCACTTAGGGTCATAGAAATACAGATACATAGAACCGATTTCAAAGTTTGATTTCAGTTCACCGATATCAGATTTCATAACCGTATTATTGGAAAGTCTCGCACCCACAAGATTGCGCACATTATTCATGTACCATTGAATGGACCTTTGCCCATCGCCAATGTTAGCTCGTAATTTCTGGAATGCGTTATTTGCCATTAACGGCCCTGACCTCTATACTTCTTAAAATTGCGGCGCTTATGCTTGTTCATCGTGCTTAGTTTGATTCCCTTGCGGCGCGGTGCTGCAAATACTGTTTTTGTATTTCCTGATGCTTTAGCCATAGTATTGTCTCCTTAGTCTATATTTATGCAGTAATTCCAAGTTCTTTTTCAGTAAGTATCATAAATTCCCAGCCACGATCTTTACAAAATTCGGACGCATATTTCCACTTTGCTTGATTGACACCCCATGTCAACACTTCATTTAGAAATTGCTTAGTCTTTCTTTTGGGAATTTTTGGTTGTGCAACAAACTTAGATGGTTTTATTTCTATCAAGTATTTTTTAGTTTGCCCACTGTTTTCTTTTACTTTCATGTAGAAATCAACGAAGTATCGATGCACCCTATTATCTTTGGGTGAAATATAGGGAATTGCAAGTTCTTCTGAACCCCACTCCAATATATTTGGATTACTATCGCACCATTTCATGAATTTCAGTTCCCAGCTAGAACGATATATAATAGTGCTGGGATTACCAATATACTTCTTGGGATTCTGTATTTTATAGATTCCCTTCATAGTTTCTTTTGAATATGACATATAAATAGTCCAAACTTGTCTCAATAGGATATTTATTACTAATGGTAGAAACTACAACTACTGCGGCGCCAACCACAACTTCTTCGCCCCAGCAACAAGCGGCAGATCAGAAGCAGCAAGCACAGGGTGCTCCTGGTGCCGCACCACCGGCTGCCCAGCCGGCGTCTAGATTTTCCAGAGATGTTGATGAATTATCCAATCCGCTTGAGAATGAGAATGAAGCACTTATTTTAAAATATCCTCAGAATTTAGGAGAAGAAGAACATCTCCATTGGGTAGTTTTTTATCCGCTAATTAGAAAAGGTTCTGCTACAGGTAAACCATCTAAGCCAACATCTGGCGGTGAATTAAAACAATTTATATCTGGTGCTAATAATATCGGAACAGAAAGACAAGCGGACGCAACCACTCAAGCCGCATCCGAAGTAGTAGGTTTTCAGACCGGCATGGCAGCTGGCCTCGCTGGCAAATTATTAGATAACGGTGGTAACGCAAACGGCACACCTGCCAATGGACTAGTTTCTGGTATTACAAATGGCTTTGGTAAATTAGTAGGAAACGCAGGGAATGCATTAATTGGAGGTGGCGTTGGATATTTGGGTGGCAAGGCGGCAGGTGCGGCATATAATGCAGCTACAGTCAGTTTAGCCAATACTTATATAGGCGAGACTTGCATTGCACTACATGTTTCTGAAAAACTAAGTGCATCATATTCTGCAAACTGGGATGTGGCAGATTTGGGTGGTCTACTAGCGGCAGCAGGTAGCGGAACTTCGGTGATAGATTCTTTAACGAGTGCAGACGGCGCAGACTACATCGCAAGAAAACTTGGTAAAATTACATCAATTGTCGGTGGCGATCTATTGCAAAATGCAGTTGAGGCGTCTACTAAACGAGTTGAAAATCCATACAAACAACAACTATTCAAGAGCATGGGTTTTAGAAAATTTGCGTTTGATTATAAGTTTTCTCCTCGAAACGAAGCAGAAGCAAGAGCTATTTTCGGCGACGGCGCAAATGAAGTTATGGATAATGGAAACTATAAGAAGGGTGGTATTCTATACACATTTCTTAGACATATGCATCCAGAAAAATCTAAGACAACTATGTTCTTAGAATACCCATCAGAATTCTTGATTGTTTATTATTATCAAGGAAGAGAGAACCAGTTTGTTAGAAAGATTTCAAATTGCGCTCTAACTAATATGTCAATCGATTACGGCGCAGAGGGTATGACTTCTTTCTACGATACATGGGGTGTGCCAACAGAATGCACAATTAGATTAGAATTCACAGAACTTGAAACTCTCACCGGCGATAGAATTCAAAAGGGTTATTAAAATGTTTTTTCGTTCTTTCCCAAAATTAATCATCAAAATGGATGGAAAAGATACTGTAGTAACAGATATCTTTCGTAGAGTTTCTGTAAATAGATTTGCCAATGACTTTATCGACTTGCAAACAATTACTATTCCAGACGGCTTCACAATTGAACAGGTAGCTGACAAATATTATGGAGATCCAAATTATCATTGGGTAATTATGATATTGAGTGATATCATTGATGCTAGAACAGAGTGGCCAATGAATTCTTGGGATCTCGATCTTTATTGCAAAACAAAATATGGTTCAGATGGAATGTATGAAGTTCATCATTATAGAACTACAGATGAAAACAAATATATTGTAGATTTTGACGCAGCCGATCTTGCAAATGGTGATATTGAAGAAGTTACTAATCTGATATATGAGACCGAGTTGAATGAATCCAAACGAGAAATCAAAATTCTTCCGCCTAAATATATAGGAAGTTTTGAAGCGATGTATAAGAGTATGATTTCGTAATATGCCCGACCAACAAGTAGATAATAGAAAAACGCTTCAAAAAGCGGGTGACGTAAGAGTCAATCAAATTAAATTGTCGAGAACAGTTGATGGTACTGTTCTCGATTTGGCGCCGTTTATGGTCGAAATTAATATCTACGAAGATATCTTCACTCCATCACTATATGGCAATCTCGTTATAAGAGATTCTAGAAATCTAGTTGGACAGTTTCCAATCGTAGGAGATGAAGTTCTTCTATTAGATATTGAAACTCCGGGTATGGCAAAAGCTGGTACGGGTCATGACCCGCTAAACAAGATTGAAAAGGCGTTTGCTGTATATGCAGTAAAAAATAGAACCGTCTATGATGATAAAGAGCAGGTGTATGTTCTACACTTCTGTTCACTCGAGGCAATATATGATAACGTAACTCGGTTAAGTAAAAAATATACCGGAACAACAGATGATATTATCTATCAAATCTTCGAGGAAAATCTCAGATTACCTAGATATTTTAAAGATAACATTTCAGAAAACGAATCAGACGATGCCAATAAAAATACTCTGGTTATCGGCGATACTCCTCATCTTTCTAAAGTATCTTTTGTTTCTCCTATGTGGTCGCCTATCGAATGTATCAACTGGTTAGCAAAAAGATCAATTGGAACAAAGCGAGATAAATCACCCACTTTTCTTTTCTATGAGACTACTAAGGGTTTCTATTGCGTATCTCTAGAGGACCTAATTGTAAATCAAATAGAAAGCGAAATGATTTATTCCGAATATGTCTTTAATGCAAATACTCATCAAAACGAGATTAAAGAAAATTATTCGAATGTAGAAAATATCACGTTTAAAACTAACCTTGATATTATACAATCGCAGGATCTAGGTCACTTTACTAGCTCTCTTTACACATTTGATATGATTAAAAAAGAAGATGCTCTTTACTACTATGACCACTCGTTCGGGTTCAAAGATACTGTGCATTTGGAGTCTTACAAAAAAGATGGAAGCAGTGTTGTTAAGGACGACACAAAAACATACAATATGTTATTTCCATTCAACGTTCTTCGCTCGGCATATTCTAAGCCCATCGTGGCAACTCTAAATCCTGGCGTTTTAGATTCAACCGAGGATAGTATCGATTTACATCCTGATACTTTTGTTTCTCAGCGTCTAAGTAGTTTGATGGATATCAATACACTGAAACTTGAGATTACTGTGCCGGGAAGAACGGATGCAGAAGTTGGTAGATTGGTCAGATTTTGGTATCCTTCTGTGGGGCAACAGCAAGCAACTGCCGAATTAGTGTTTGATCCATTTGTCAGTGGATTATACATGATAACTGCAATTCATCATCAAATAACTATTTTCCGACATACTATGACGTTAGAAATTTCTAAGGATTCTTACGCAAATCCAATTGTCGACCTAACTCTACCCGAAGACGCACCCGGCTCGGTACAGATTGTGCCCGGTGGTGGAAATAGTAGCAGCAACAATTCATCACCCTCAAATTCATCGGGTGAGCCAACAACTACACCTGCTCCGAACTCGGGAACCCCATCTGGTTCAAGTGCGCCGGGCAACGCCACACCGGCGGCTGCAGGCAGTAAGATGTTCGTATTCGGTGATAGTATCGGTGTTGGTGTTCAAAATGCTGGCAAAGCGCCGGGTGCGGCAACCGGTGGTGATAGTCCTAAAGTTGTATTTAATAAGATGACTGCATATCTGTCTAAAAATAATATTAAGGGAGCTACGATACTTCTAAGTAGTGGCGCCTCTAATGGGGCTAAATATGAAGTTCAGGGTGATAAAATTTATCCGCAGAGAGAATTTGAATATATCGCAAAGCAAATTGAAGCACTTAAAAAGGCTGGCGCGGCCAAGGTTATTCTGCTTGGAACGGCATCAGGCTATTCTACTTGGTTCCCCAAAACAAAATATACAAAGGGTAAATATCGAGTTGATTTGCGCGGCGTAAACGATCAACTAAGTAAAATTGCAGCATCAAGTGGTGCGCAGTTTACTGGGCCGCTTGAACAGTTTGACGATTTGAAAACAGATGGAATTCATCCTTTCGGTGGCTACTCTAAAATTTGGAAGAAATACTCAGGTAAATAATTATGGATAATATTACATCAAACAATAATGCAAATTTTTATTGGTGGTTCGGTTGTGTGGAAGACCGAGACGATCCTCTACGAATGGGTAGATGCCGCGTTCGTATTATGGGATATCATATCGATGATACTGATATTCTTCCTACTACAGATTTACCTTGGGCTATTCCTATCGGTCCAACAACATCGGCTGGCACTTCAGGTGTAGGTTGGTCGCCAACTGGTCCAGTTACTGGATCGTGGGTAGTCGGTTTCTTTGCAGACGGCGCAGACGGACAGCACCCTATGTTTTTCGGAACAGTTGGTTCTATTCCGGGTGGACTTTCTGGAAATGGAGATTGTGAACCGGGTTCTGGACCAGGTAATCAGAACGATCCCACTGGTTCTGGTCCGGGGTCAGATCAAGATGCTGGCCAGCCAATTAATGGCGGCCCGCCAAACCAAGAGTTTTGGACACTTGTTGCTATTGTTGCGTGTGAGGCTGGCGTAAGTCTTGCTCGTGCGCAAGATAGAGCCGACGTTGCCCAGACAATTTACAACAGAGCGGCGGCAGCTAAGAAACATGGATATACCAACGGTGGTGTAAGAGCCAATATTCTTGCGGATAAACAGTATGAACCTTGCTGGTCTAGACCCCGTGAAGGCTCATATGGAATTGCAAACAATGAATGGAAAAATATCACCGATGTGAATAGTGCCGCTAGAGCATGTGGTGGAGGAATAACAGCAAAACAACTTATGGAAGTAGCAAGGCAGTTGAAAGACGCAACATATCAAAATAATGCGAAACAATTTGTGGGTGCAAGAACCGACTTTAGGGGTAACCCATATAAAAATGCAGTGGTGAGTGGTGTAGATAGAGGAAACGGCAATCTTTCTAACGCATTCGGATATAATAAGAAAGGTAATTATAGGGGTGCAAATGGAATATCTCAAATTCCAAATTTCGTTACCACTTATAGTTTGGGTGATGGTAAACCAACAGTCACCACTACAGCAACTCCCGCTAAGACCACAACTGCCAAACCCGGAGTAAGATAATGGCTGATTTTACTACAATTACATTGACTGCGGAAGACCTTGAGGGTCATATTCGAGCGGTCACTGACAAATATGATGATGATTTCAGCATAGGTTCATTAAGCTCCGAAGCGATTGCAAAACTACTTACAAATTCTGCCGAAGCTCTGAATAAAATATATCCGACCAAGGGTGTATTTGGTGATGGCGGAGTTATTCACACTCTATACGAAAGAGTAGATTCTCGCGGCAGATATGGTGCGTGGCGCTTTACTGTTCAACAGTTGGTGGACGCAGGCGCAGTTGATCAGACTATTATTCCGTGGGCGGCACAAAGATTAGCTGCATCTGGTGATGGTCCTTATGTAGCAGAAAGAAGATCATCTTGGGCAGACGAGGCATTAAAGCGTTTTGCTACTGAAAATGATGATATGACTTTTGCTTCTCCGAGAACAGAAGAAAGAAATAATATTCAATTCTATCTTCTGGCAAATAATCCACCCGCAGAAATTCCCTTCTCTAAAAAGATGATACGCACTTCTGGGGTATCTCCCTTTGCGTCATTTGTATCGTCTTCTGAAATCAATCAAGTATATTTTGCTTACGAATATTTACAATTTGTTTACAAGATGTTTGTCACCGCGAGAATTGTAAATGAATTAGGACCCTCTCAAGAAACTATTGCGGGTCTATTGTCAGTTGCATTGTGCGAAAGTTATGATGCTGCAATAAACTTTTCGAATAACGTTATCAAAACAAACACAGACGGCGTATCTGCCAGATACTGGTATGATATTGGCTGGAATTCAGTAGCAAAGACTCCTCTTGCTACAACAGAAGCCTCTCCTGTTCCAGATCCGGCTGCTACCGCAGTAACGAACGTAAAGAGTACCGCAACATCGGAAGAGCCACAAGAAGGTAGTGCGGCGGCAGTTACGTCAACTACTACCGATAATGGGAATCCAAATGCTGAACCTGAGAAGAGTGATACGCCACCAGCGACAGCGGATTCAGCTCAGGTTGCAGAGGCTGCGGAGGCTACATCTACAGAAAAGAATACGGAAAAATATAATAGTAAAACCATTACAGAAAATATTATATCGTTAACATATTCAGTTTCTGGCGCAGAGGGTGCAAAGGGTGCATACTCGGCTAGAGTAATAGAAATTTCTAATAGCAGAATTTTAGCAGCTTCTACAAGCTCAAGCATTCGTGAAAATATGAAATCCGAATTGCTGTCTCAAATACAATCCGAGCAGGATAAGTATCAGAGAGATTTAGAAAGCATTGCATCCGATGTTGCCGCTGCAAATCCATTGCTAATAAATTTTGGAAATGCAGAACTTGTTTACCTGTGGCAAGGAACTAGTGGCACAATTTCTATTCGCTATCAGGGTGATACTATCTCATCTTGTTCTGTTACAAATACAAACTTAGATGAAACCTCAGTTTTACAGTTCCTCGCAGATGTGGATAGTAAAATTAAAACTTTCACCGGTGAAAAGAAAATTGATGTAACTAATGCATTTGATAAATTAAATGTTGCTACATTTGCCAGTGTCAAGAATCTATATGATGTGGATGAAAAAAGTAAATATTTAAATGAACTATTAGATTCATTGGCTGCGATAAACTCTTCGATTTCTAGTGGTTTCGATACAGATACTATACCACTTGAAAACTGGAGAAATGTCGTAGCGACCCAACCAGCCGCGACAACGGAGACTGCCGAAGATGGCTCAACTTCTGTAACTCAGACACAACAGTTTTCTGACGGTAGTTCGACAACTGTAAAAGTAACAGAAAATGCAGACGGAACAGTATCGAAGCAGAAAGAAGTTGTTCCAGTTGCGCCACCTCTAGAGAAAAAGCCGGATACTAATCTTGAAAAAGAGGGTAATGTTCCTCACCCGGAAACCGATCCTGGTATAGCGTCTGGTCCAAATCACTTATCTTCAAATGATGCGCAAAACAAACCACAGAATACTACGACTGCAAATCAGAAAAACCAGTCAAAGGGTTTTCAGGATCCTAATAGGACGTATCCATCTAAAGACCATCAAAATAAACCAGATACTAATCCTCTAGCAGTGGGTGAAAACTCTACACATATTCAGAATTCACCTAAAACACCTGCGGGCGATAAATCTGGAATGAGTCGAGGTGCATCCCCCGCTGCCAGAAATGCTACGAGAAAACGTGAAGTAAAAATGGCGGGCAGAAATGGCGCAACTTGGTCACAGCCAGAATCGCCATATGCAGCACAATATCCATATAACAAAGTCTTTGGTGGCGAATCTGGACACGCGCTTGAAATCGATGATACTCCTGGTGCAGAAAGATTGAACTTTGCTCACCGCTCTGGTACATATGACGAAACTGGCCCAGACGGAACAAAAGTAAGTCGCATCGTCGGTGATGGTTATACTATCTACGACAAAGATGGCTACATATTAATTGAAGGTCAAGCAAACGTTCACGTTGCCGGTAAATGCAACGTATTCATTGCGGGTGACACCAATCTAACTATGCATGGTAAAGCATCGATTGATATTCATAATGATCTAGACTTAAACGTTGGCGGTCACATCGCTGTTACTGCCGGTAAGGGTATATTTGTTCGTAACCAAGGCATCTTCTCACTTGATAACGTAGGCGATATTGAAATGCGAGGTAAGGGCAATCTTACTCAAGAGATTGTTGGTGCATATAACTTAACAACAACCGGTGGTTATAATATGACTTCCAAGGGGGACTCCCATATTAAGGTTGTTGGAGTTACCTACTCTACTTCTAAGGGTGACATGAACTTCTGCACCGAGGGAGTATTCAAAGCCAAGTCAACTGGTGATATGAACTTGAAGACTGGCGCAGTCATGAAGCAAGAAAGCGCGGGTGCTTTCAACACAAAATCTGGCGCCGCAATCAATCACGAAGGCACTGGAAATATTAACTTGAAGGCGCCTCTTGTTGCATCTTCGCCAATTGATACTTCAACTATTGACGTATCGACTGCAAATGTTACAACACTAAATGCTGGCACAACAAACCTCAAGGGAACACATAACTCAACCGATGATACCACAAATATTCGCGGCACAACAACTGCTAGTGTTACTGCACCAGCAAGCGCAGTGGCATCGGTAGAAGCAGATTGCGCACAGGCAGCTCCATTATCCGCACCAGTTCCTTTGGAGAAGCCAGTGAGTATCTCTCGCGGCGCAAGCAATAATCAGAGTTTAGCGGATTCTGGTAACGCTGGCACGGGCGCAAATGGAACTGGTCCGAGTAGCACAGGTGAAACCCCTGCCATGGCGACGGACGGTTCAGATAATAGAGATACCAGTTGCGTCAATGGAACAGATGGTTCAACATCCAATAATGGGGATGGCGTGAACGACGGCTCAGCTTCCCCAGGTGGTGAAAGCGTAGTTGGTCCATATAATCCTCCGCCAAGTGGACCATATAATAAATCTCCATCCGGTAAGACTTATGCTCTACCCACTGTTACTGGTAAAAATATTCCACAAACACTGCAACTATCAGATCACTATACTGTTAAAGACCTAATGGCTGGTTCTTACTATAAGGGTTATTATCAGTCAGTGAAGCACTGGGGTGTTCAGGATATTCTTATCAATCTTCAATCAATGGCAAACCTTGTATTGGAGCCATTGAGACTCAAATATCCAGGCTTCACTATGACTTCTGGTTATAGAACTTATCCATATGCACCGGGTAACGGCGCAAGTCTTTCCGCCCACCACATCGGCTGCGGCATAGATTTTCAGTGGCGAGGAAGAAACTATAAGGGTATGCTAGAAGTTGGTAACTGGATCGCAAAAAATATTGCGGTTGACCAAGTAATCTATGAAGCTCAAAGTTGGATTCACATCGGTCTGTATGCACCAAGTGCATCTGGTAGAAAACAAAGAAGACAGTGGTTTGAATCTGATAAGAATGGTAATTCAATTAAAGGCAAAATTTATAATGCTGGCATTCGTGTATAAATATACTCATGGCTATAAAACAAGTAAACAAAATATATTCGGATATTGATCTAAATTTCTCGTCACATCCCATAACTGGTGATGTGGCGATGAAGTATGATGTGCAGTCAGTAAAGCAGTCTTTAAAAACATTAATTCTTACTCAATACTATGAGCGTCCTTTTCAGCCAAGATTAGGGTCTCCTATTTACAAATTATTATTTGAGAATTTAGATGTTATTACCGCCAATGCATTGAAGATTCAATTAGAACTATTGATTGCAAAACATGAGCCAAGAATAAAAACACATACGGTAGACGTTCTTCCTTTGTATGATAGTAATTCTTTTAGAGTTGAAATATATTTTCATGTTATAGGAATTTCCGAACCAGCAACATATTCAACTATTCTGAGAAGAAGAAGATAAAATGGCAGAACTAAATGTCTCCGATCTTGATTTTGACACAATCAAAGAAAATCTAAAAGGTTATTTGAATTCTCAAACGGAGTTTTCAGACTACAATTTTGATGGTTCTGGTCTGTCCATTTTACTTGATATTCTAGCATACAACACTCACTACAATGCTACTCTTGCACACCTTGCAGCAAACGAAATGTTCCTCGACAGCGCGGTGAAAAGAGGTTCTGTAGTATCAATTGCAAAGTCTATGGGCTATACTCCTAGAAGTATGACTTCTGCTAAAGCAGTCTTAGATATTATCATCACTCCATCTACTTCTTACAACTCGACTTCTCTCACATTAGAAAAGACTGTTGGCTTTTCTGCCGCTGCTAATGGTAAAGTTTATACATTTTATCCAAAAACCTCACATACGGCGCAAAAAATTAATGAAGTCTTTACGTTCTATGATGTTGAAGTTGTAGAAGGTTCGCGTCTAAAAAATACATTTACAATTGATCAAGCAACTCTTTCTGGCCCGCTAGTTATTCCTAACTTAAATGTTGACAAATCTTCGTTTAAAGTTATCGTGCAAGAATCCGCATCTACTCCTACCGTCGAAACATATTCATACTATGACAGCATTTTAGATGTTGATAGCACATCTAAGGTATTTTATGTAGATGAAAATCCATACGGACTTTATGA